AAATATTTTTCTACACTATTTTCCCAATTTTGCTTTTCTTCATTTAATACAATTTGTTCGACCAATCCACCAACCAATTCCATTTGTTGTTTATTTAATTTCTTATATTTATATTTTTCTTTAACGGCGGCTTCTATAACTTTTTCTAATTTTGTTGCGGCAATTACCGTATCTTTTAGAGATTCGGGGGATGCTTTTAATGACGCGCCGACATTTCCGGCGGGCTTGATATTTTTAGTCGTTTGTGGACTTGTCGCCCCCGCTGGTCTGCCGCCGGGATTCGGTCCTTCCTTCGCGCCACCAATCAAGGGTTGATATAGACCTTTTGCTCGCAAATCTTTATATTCCTCTTGATTCGCGATGCTTTCTTTGAAATCAGGTAATACGTCCGTTTTAAGAGCGATCATTAACTCTTCCGCCGTCAGCAATCCAAGTTGCGCCATTTGAGTATATACGCGGATTTTAGTTGCTTCCTCGCCTATCTTGATCGGTTCATACTCGGGCGTCGGAATATCCTTAAAGCCAAATTCTCGTGCCAATTCTTCCATTTCTGGAATTAAAAATTGATCTAAGAATACTTGGCGGTCATAGTTTAATTGTTCTACGAAAACATCAAGTTTTGCAGAAACGCCAGAAAATTTTGAATCCCCAAGTAATACATTGCCTAAAGACTCTTCAATTTCCTTGTTTAATTGAGTATATTTGTTAGGATTAAATAGTTCGCCGACATTAGGAACTAGCCATTCGCCCTTAATAGTATAATCTCCAACAATTACATTACTAACTGAGTCTGATGTAAATAAAGATTGGATGGCGGCGATTTGTTTACTACTAGGAGCCCCGACTTCGCTATCACCTGCCGTTATCAATAAAGTGGCTCTTAGTATTTGACGATTGATGGCGAGGTCGATGCGCCTCAATTCAATAAGTTGTGCGAAAAGTTCAATACAACCAAAGTAACGAGGCACCGCGACGCTCTCATAATCAGTTTTAAAATTATAAACAACTGCTAAGTTTTCTGGTGCTAATGGAAGTTTTACAATACCAATCGCGCCAAAGTTAGGACAACCTTTACCCTTATATTTTTCAACAATCTGTTTTAATTCGGGAATTTTTTCTAACATGGATAGATTCTCTGGCGTCTGATTATTAAACAACGCACTTAATTCATATTGATTAAGAACCTTATAGTATGTAGGGCAAACGAAATTAGCCCCCGCGCCATAAAGAGCAATCCACGCAGGATTCAAAAGAAGATATTTAATTGGCATTTTCTTACCCGGCGTTAATGCAGAACCAAAAGCCTCATTAAATTCTCTAATAGTATTTTTAGTTAAAGTACTATTAAGTTTGTAAAAATAACAACTACCCGAACGATTATACTCTAAGTAGAATTGAGATTGTAAATTTCTAATGTTGATTTTCTTTAGCCATTTTTCAAAGAATCTGCGCGATTGAACGGTGCCCCCACGCAACACAAGATTTCCAACGCAAAATTTAACTTGCAGGTCAATAGTTTGTCGTAATTTTGGAATACAAGTATAAGCGCATTGAAGAAGAGTAATGGCTTGTGGTGCCCAATAACCCCACCCGTAACCATTTGGATTATTGCCATAACCCCCGGCGTAAGGACTCCCCGCATCACCATAACCAAAAGGATAAGGACTGCAAGACGACTCATAAATCGGCGCGTATTTAGCAATAGGATTGATGCTAGTAGCGACGTTTTGCCGCATATTTGTAGATGGAGTAGTTGAGCGGCAACTAGCAATAGCTTCGTCAAAAACTTCTTGCGCCGCCATTACCTCCCCATATTCCTTACCATACTTAGACAACGGTTTATTATCAGGAATAACCATCTCACCGCCTAAATTACTATTATTATTTTTACGTCTAGCCATTAAATTACCTTTCTCCTAACATGCAAGTTACACCAATTATCGGTTTCTAATCAATTTATTATAGAAAAATTAGCGTTAAAGGACAAGTTTTTATACGCGGTCGATGGTTAAATTTATTATTTTGCCAATTAGATTTGGCTTGTTACTATTGGCATAACAAAGCCCATATTTTCGTATTTGTTTAGTTTTGTCTTATTGGGGTCTTTTAAGTCTTGGTAGATTTTAGCTCCGAAGTTTGCAAGGAGTAGAGCCGTATAATTGTCCCTTCTCGCTCGCGTGTTTGAACTTTGTCGCTTAAGGTTAGATGGAAGGTCAAATCGCGGAATACCAGTAATTCCACCACCCTGCGGTTGAATTAACGCTAATTGACTTTTTGTATCATTAATAATAAAGTCTTGTAATTCAAAAGCATCTCTAATACCCATTTTTAGCGTAGCATTTTCTTCTTCATCATCGTCTGCTTTGTCAATATCCTCGGGAGCAAAGATTAAATCAAGAGGAATTTTAGTGGTTAACATTGCTTCAAAAATATTAGGATGCGCGGATGCTCGCCCCGCAAACCAGAGCCTTTTGTGCTCAATACAACTAACTAAATATTCATTAGCTTTCAGAATCCAATTAGACGTAAAGTATTGTTTGATAATAATATTACCAGTATCTTTATTATACTCTCTTTTGGCTTGGTCTAACATTTCTATCCATTCGTTACCCTCTTTGTCGGCATCAAAATTAAAAAATCCCAATTTCTTAGGCATATTTTTGAACAAAGATGAACTTTCCATAGCACCATGCAGTTGATCGCTGCCTGCTGAGTCCCAAATAGATAAGACAATATTGAAATTATTGAACAAATAATAAAGATAATTAAGATGCCCTTTTACACTACCGCCCGCTTTTTGATAACCATGAACGTAATAAGCAATGTCGCGCCCGTTTTTATCTTTATCAAGTTTTAATAATGCCATAGCAAAATAGTCGGCGTTTTTGGCATTTGAAAAGTTAGGATCAACAGATAATATATATTCGGCATTAGGATCACCAATTAATTCTACAATAGGATATTCTCCATCGGGGACTGTTGCTTCTAGCATTTTTTTTGGGGAATAATAGCCGTCGCCGCCATCTACAAACTGTGCTTCGTATTCTCGTTTGAAGCTGTTCGCACCATCTTGTGACTTAGCGATTTGAACGGCTGCCTGATCTACCATGTGTTCGGGTAATGCTCGATAGCTCATTTGAGCAACGAAATAAGTAGAATCTTTCATTGCTTTTTTTGAATCATCGGTTTCAAACTCTTCCTGTTGTAAAATATTTGGATTATCAATAATATCGCAATACAACTTATAAGTTTGGTAAAGATGTTCAAAGGTATATGACGCAGAACTTAATAAAACCATTTGAGCGGTATTTGGAAACTTAATTCTCTCTGCTTCTGTTAATAATCCAGCTTTAATTAGTTCGTTTTCTCTATTACGAATTTGAATGCGTTGTGCCACATCCAAAGGTACGTTTAAGAACGGCATTAATACTGTTTTGATTATTTCTTCATTAACGGTGAGTGCCTCATCAATAATAAGCTTGGATACGCGATAGCCTCGGGCACGATCACCCGCTAAGGGGATAGCAATAATAGTACCTTCTGCGGGCGCTTTAGCATAAATAATCCATTCGTCGCTTCTTTTTAGCGTTCTATTGTCTCGGAAACATTGTGCAGCTAATGCCGCCTCTGGTCTATTTAAAATACGTTCAATTTCATTAAAGATACGGCGAGAAGCGCGAAAAGTAGATGAAACGATCATTAATTTTGAGTTTGGTTCAAAAATAATACTCAATATAGCATATACCGCCGCAATAAAACTTTTGCCAGCTCCCCGGCTCAATACTAACATTGAAAAATTTTGGTTCATCATTCCGTGAAGAAGAACCTCTTGGAATTTTTCCAAATGAATACCTAATAATAACTTACAAGATAAACCTAGATTATGTCTAAAAAACTTAGCTAATGTAATTCTAGCTTCTTCGTCGGTTAAATCACCTTTTATTTTCAGTAATGTTTTATTAACATCTTGTCCCAATTCTATGTATTGGTTGCCTTTAATAATAGCCATATTAAATTAACCCCTCTTTCTTTGCTATGCTCGCTCTAATTCTTTGTCCGTCAATTTCAATCCAATCTTTTTTGGAATTATTTTCTGACCACCATAGGGGTCTTAAGTTTGAAAAATGGAAACAAATTTTTTGCTCTTCATAATTCTCTAAATTGAATTGAGCAATAGGTTTAATATGGTCAATGTTCCAACAATTTTCTCCATTACCCCAGTTTGACCACGACATACCGGGAGACCATAAAGATTCAAGATACTTTTTAAATTCGGGAACGGTCATCCCCAACAAATCTAAAGCACTTGATTTTTTCCATTCATTTTTGATAGAGTTATATAAAGAACCCCTAAGATTATTAGATAAACGAAAATTTACATCTGTTTTACGGCGATTTTGTAGTCTAATTTTTCTCTTTTCCGCCAAACGGTCTTTATTTTTTAAATTATATTGTCGATTTCTTTCGCGAACATGTTCTTGATTATTCTTAACCCAAGCTCTATTTGTTTGGTTTACTCTATCTCGATTTTTAGAAGACCATTCTTTATTTTTTCTTAATTTTTCCTCTTTATTCTCGGCGTACCATTTTTTATGGTATTCACTCATATACTCTTTGTGTTCCGGCGTATTTCTTCTAAGATTCTCTCTCGCACGAATTTCTTCGCGGTTATTTTGATAATGTTCTCTATTTCGTTTTAAAATACGATCTCTGTTTTTCTCCCTATAAACCTTATCTTGAGCTAGAACTTTTTCTTTATCTCTCTCATATCGTTCTTTACGTTTATTTGGATGCCGCTGATGATAAGATTTAGAATACTCTGCTTGTTTTTTCTTTTTTTCTGGCGTGGAATTTTGTATTTTTTTACATGCCTTACATGTTTTCCCGGTTTTAGGAAATAAATCAACGGATTTTGTTTCTCCGCAAACTTTACAAGTTTTTATCGTCGTGTCTTTAACTATATTATTTAGTTTTTCAAATCTTCGACGCGCATGGCCCTCATCATTTGCAGCTTTTACGCAACAACGACAACGCAACCAATCAGAGTCCAATTTTGAAAATTCGTGAGCAGGTTTATCAGTTTTACATTTTCTACAAAAATACATTTTTTCTTCCATATTTATATTTTAATTAACCGACTATTATATGTATATTCTAAATCAATTTCAAGTATTTTTTCGTTCAAAAGCAAAATATACGGAACTAATTTTGCTGCCTCTCTCTTACCGTCCGCAAATAAAAATTGAATATTCTTTGGAAACTTATGACAAATCTCGCGCATACGATGAAATATAAACTCGGGCGTTGCCTTACCAAAATATCCCGGTTGATAATTAAAACTATTTATGGTCGCAAATTTTTGTTCCACCAATACTACAATATATTTATCCGCATCTTTTGCTCTCTGTATTTCGCGACAAAATCTATCAAATCCGCCGCCGAGCGTTCCAATCAAATCTCCTTGACTTTTCCTTTCAATAGAAACAATCTGATTATCTCGCTCAATAGTATAATCTCCAAATGGTAAACATTTAATTTCGGTTTTAATTTTTTTATCTAATATAAATCCTTTCTGCTCACGCGAGTCAACCTTTATTTCTAAATCGTGTGGCAATTCCGGCCATACAATATCTGATTGGTAGTTAAAACGCGACTTTAATGTTAAACTCGCAACTAAACTTTCATATCCACCGGGATAATATTCGTTAATAGAAATAATGTTAGGTAAATACTTAACGCTTTTAAGATCAGTTTGTGAAGGAGCATATTCAATATTCTTTAACTTAACATAGCCTTGAAAAGTATCAGTAATTAGATTAACTAATGTATCTATATTGCCGGATTCTTTCGCCTGAACAAAATACTTTTTCATATTTCTTTTATTTGCGAAATTAACCAAGTGATAAGACTTAGTATCCTTACATTCTAAAGTCTCACCAGTAAATAAATCAAAGCGATTTTCTAAATTAAATTTACTCGCCATACATAGAACGAGGATCAATACCTCTAATCATACAGGTTAATTCGTCCAGCGAACCCAATCTTTCCACTTCATCTTTTAATTTTTCTTGTTCTTTGATGGCTAAGTGAATGGTGCGTTTTCTAAACTCTTCTTCTCTCCAAGGCAGAACTAAATTAAGTATAGATGCATTTTGTTCTTTTAATGCACTTTCTTTATCGGCTCTTTTTTGTACTAGATTTTGTAATAATCTATTTTGTCTAATTTGACACTGATTAGCGTCGGCTCGTGCAGCAGTTATTGCATCCACTAAACTCTTAGAAATTCTTTTTCCGTCACCGTCTTGACTTTGTTGCTCCAACAAATTCCACATAACAGTGATTTGTTCATTTAAAATCATCTCTTGAACTTTCTCATTACAAAGCAATAAAAAGCTGTCAACCTCTTCTTCGGTTAAATCAATTTTATCATAAGTATAACGAATAAAATGGTCTTCAAAAGTATCTCGATAAATTTGTTTTGTGTAAGATGAAATTTTTTGTTTAACACTAAAAGTATTAAGATATTTTAACAAAGCTTCTGCTTTTTTTCTCTGTTCGTTTTTTAAGTTGCTCTCTTTCCACTCGGCACCTATAACATACTGATTAATTCTTGATAATACTTGAACTAAACTTTTCGGCGGTTTATACGGTTCGCCCGTTTCTTCCACAAACTTACCAGAAGAAGTAAGCTGTTTTAATTCTCCGGGGTCCATATTATCTATTAGGCTTTTAAGATAGTTAAGCGTCGTTCTAAACTCTTGATGTAAATTAGTTATAGTATTATCTTCAAATATAATTCTGGTAAGTTCTAAAGGACCAATATCACCCTTAGCATAAGGAATTACGTTCGCCGCTAATTTTTTCTTTTGGTCGTCTGTTAGTTCTCTATCACCAAGTTTTCTATTAGTTGTCGTCTTAAAATTAAAGTTTTCAGAGCCAAGAAATTCTTTCAGTACTCGACCAAATTGGCTCTGTCCAGTTAATGAATCATCGCCAGAAACCAATTTCGTTAAATTATTTAAGGTTAATTCTTTCTCAGGTAGTTCTTTGAACAGACGGCGAGCATGTTCTTTTTGAGATTCGGTTAAGTGTAGTTCTGGTAACGCATTTTTTGGCATATTAAAACTCCATATTCAAAACAACATCCTTCGCGGCTTTGTATATCGCTGTCTTAATCTTTAATACTGCTTTATAACCCGGACTTTGTTTATTTCCACTAGTATTGTATCCTAAACATTTAGCACACTGAATATCACTCATATGTTCAATAAATAAATAATTATACGCTTTCCATTCAATAGGTTTTAACTTTTCTTTAAGTAGTGCATTAAATTCCGGTATTTTGGTATCAAAGTCTAGGAAGGAGCATTCTTTACTAACTAATTCTCTTTTAAGGTTATTGTTTTCGTCGCCGGGGATTTGAGCGTCTTGACTTTGTGCGAATTCAATTTCTAATTTGTATCTTTTAGAAGAGAACCACTTATTGAATGTACTGCAATCGGGGCTATACTGAATACCAAAAACTTCACAACGGTCGCCCCCTTTGTTATGAGGACATCTAATACAAGGCGACTGGAATGATGAATATACGTTACGAATCATATTAATGATTTGATGCGATATAATTCTATTTAACCAGTGGTGTAATGCGGCTTTCTTAGGATCAAACTGATACCATTTTTTGTGAATATGCTCTAATATTTTCATATGAACATCTTCCCAATCCATCCATAAGATAGTTTCAGTTAATCTCCATTTGTGTTTTCGGCGGTCTATTTCATGTCGAATTGTATCAATATGATCTTCAAAAAGTATCTTTGCGGGGTTTTCGTCCATGCGTTTTTCGTTGCCAAGTTTAAGTATTACACTAATTATTCAATAGTTTCTAATTAATTATACGAAAATAATTTATGTATTTCAATGTTTTTTATAAAAAAGTAAAAATAATTAGAGAAAATTTGAAAATTTAGGTTAACTTGATTGCGCAACTATAATAAATTATGAGAAAAACACTTACAAAAAAACAAATGGTTATTAACAACCTAGAAACAATTAAAGATTTATATTACAACCAAAAACTATCTTTTGAGAAAATTGCAAAAATGTTTGGTATAAGTAACGATACTATTGATTTAGTTTTTAAAATTTATAAATTACCTAAACAGCATAGAGGGATATTGATCCAAAAATACACATATAACGAAAACTATTTTGAAAAAATTGACACACCCGATAAGGCTTATTTTTTAGGCTGGTGTTACTCGGATGGTAATAACTATACAAATGAAAAATATTCTCGTCTTAGTATATCTATCCAAGAAGAAGATGGTTATATTTTAGAAGTATTTAAGAAATATCTACAATCAAACCATGATATTAAAAGTCTTAAAAGACGAAAACCACACCATAAAGATAAAAAAGCTCTTAATATTTGTAGTAATAAAATATCACAAGACTTAATAAATTTAGGATGTGTCCCGGCAAAGTCTCTTATTTTACAATTCCCAACTTTCGATCAAGTCCCCGAACACTTAATGAGTCATTTTTTAAGAGGGTGTTTTGACGGCGATGGATGTGCTTATGTTGCTAAAAAACTAAGCGTAAGCTCCGCATCTTTTTGGGGATGTAGTTATTTTATTACGGGATTACAGAAATTTTTACAAAATAAATTAAATATTACGGGATCAATCGTTAAAAGAGGTAAAATTTTAGGGTTTGTAGTCAACGGAAGAAAACAAGCGGTAGAATTATTAAATTATCTTTATAAAGATTCTGGCGATATAAAATTAATTAGAAAATACGAAAAATATCAAACAATGTTTAACTATATTCCATCTTACTTAAACCGAACAAATCGAAGTTCAAAATATATTTATTTGGATTTTCATAAAAAACATAAAAATTATTCTATTAGAATTACCGTAAACGGAAAAACTCATCATTTGGGACGCACGAAAAACGAAGAAGAGGGCGCTTTAAGAGCCAACCATTTTATTTTGGAAAACGATTTAGATAGACCGCTAAATATTATACCCGGCCTAGAATTTGTGTAATTAAGTATAATTATGAAACTGGACATAGTATTAGATTCCATTACAGATAGTTCAGTTCGTAAGTTTTTTGATTATGTCATTAAAAAACTAGATAAATTAGGCGTTACTCTCTATTTAGATGCTAACCTTTCTCAAATAGGTGCAAAGACGGCGGGGTATTATTGCAATTTTAATAAAGAAATACGGTGTTTTGTTAATTTACAGGATAATTCTTGGTTGGGCGTCTTGTGTCATGAAATTTCTCACGCAATCCAAAGTTTAGAACAAAACGGCGGTTCTAAAGAATGGCAAGATTTTGAAGAATTAGAACTTACAGTTGATGATATTAAAATAAAGAAAAAATTGCCGCCTTCTCTTACAAAATTTCGGCGCGTTATGATCGCATTAGAACATGATGCGGACAAAAGAGCGATTAAACTAATGAAACGATACAATTTGCCCGTAGATATTGAATTATATCAAAAAGAAGCAAATTATGTATTATACTGCTATGTCTATTTATGCCACCGCCGCGTTTGGCCGGAATTAAAAACGAAAGATCGCGAAAAGATAGTGTTTTCTATGCCGCCGCGACTTCTGGATAAAGAAAGTTTTGTGTGGAGTAAAATGCCGCCATTATTGAAAGCGAAGTTTGATGAACTAAGAATTAAATAATTGCGTAAAGTATCATTTTATGATACGATATGTAAACGAAAACAGCGAATTATTTTTCTTTCGGTTTCCAATCATCGACAAAAACATTATTTTGGATTTTTTCTAAAATAGATAATAATAAAACATTGCATTCTTCGTCGGTTTTATTTTCAAAATATTTTTTATATTGATCTTTTTGGAATTGAATATATGCTTTACTAGCACCCGCCCCTCTACGCTTATTTTCTTCAAATTGAGCAATATCTTCTGAAGTGCCCCATGTATAAATCAATCTTTTAATACTCCCCTTACACACATCTAATAACTTAAATTTGATAATTGCGGTTGGAAGAAACCCTAAATATAATAAAGGTTTAAGTTTTTGATTATAATATTCTTGGGGATGAATACCTAATTTCTGCATTGATTTTGAATTAAATATTTTAGAGTTTTCTCGTCTATTTGAATTTTTCCACGAATTTAATTGAGCTTCCCTACGTTTTTCCGTTTCTAGTGTCCACAAAACAGGGTCACTTTTAGCTTTTTCCATCCAGTTTTTAAAATTATCGCTAATTTTCTTTTTAGCCTCTTCGGTATGATGTTTTCCGTACATTGGATTATTTTCTCCACTCATATCTAGTTCGCCCGATTCATACATTTTTTTACGAGTTTCCGCGCCCTTTTTAAAAGAAGCCCAATATTCTTCTGGATTATTTTCTTTCTTTAATCTTTTGGTTTCTATCATTTTTGCAATTTCTTCTTCCGTTCTCTTAATACCTCGCAAATGTTCTTTTGGTTTACCTTTCGTAGCTTCGCTCATTTTTTTCTTAGATTCTTCGGAGTGTTTTCGCCCCTTCATTTGTCCAACACGCCCTTCCTTAAATTCTTCCGTCATTTCTCTCGACCAACCATCTTTTTCTAGTAAAGATATTTCTTCCACCTGATTTTTATATAAATATTTAACTTGTTCACCTTTGTATAATCTAATAAAAGACTTAAAATCAGGTTTGATAATTGCATACATTCGTGAATTTATATGTCTATCCTGATGTTTATTATTACTTTTTAATTGCCTAAATGCAAAAATCATTTTATTTTTAAAGATAGATTCAAACATTTTGGTCGCGCATAAATGAATAATAAAATGTTCTTTAGCGGTAAGAAATACTAAATTTTCTTTATCTTTCTCACCACCTAAACCAAAACATCTTGGCAAAATATGATGAGACTCAACGTAACCATAAATCGCTTTAAGGTGTTTACGGTCTTGAGGACGCAATAACGCAGCTTCAATTATGTTACAGTAATACTTGGTATATTTATTTTGTAACGCCAACTCTTTTATTTTTTCTATGTATGTATTCATGTTCAAATACAATTACACAGAATTTAAACAATTATGATATATTTTCTATAATAACGCGAATTATTTTTTAGATTTAACTTTTTTCATCACAAATTTTAGAAAATCTGAACGCATAACATCCATTTCTTCTTGTAACTTGAAAGTGAATACTTTATTCTCGCGAGAGTCCTCATCATCAAAAATATTATAAATATCAGTAAATCCAGAATTTTTAACATCAACTTGCCAAGAATCTCCCACCCCAAATACATAACTAAAGTTTCCCACGCGACTCAAACATAATAAAATATCTTCTTTGGTCATACATCCAATTTCATCTATAATAATTCCGTAACTATTATATGAAGTACCGCGCAATAAGGCTACTGGCTGAGATTCTACATAACCATCGTTAATTAGTTTTTTAACTTGTCCTTCGGGTAATAACTCTTCAAGTTTTTGTTGCAATGGAACCATATAGGGAGATAAGCGAGTCTGTAAATCTCCCCCTAGCCAGCCAAGCGTTCCTGAACCACTCTGAACAATATTGCGGATATAAAGAATATTAGAAATTTTCTTAGCTTGTAATAATTTTAAGCATAAGTATAAAGAAATCAACGATTTACCTGAACCCCAAATCCCATCAATTAAAATCATTTTGGCTTTTTTCTCTAAAGATGTATCAATGATTTCTTTTTGTCTTTCTGTCCAATTAAACTCGCGAATATTTAAATCAAAATTAATTTTCTTATTTTGATGGACATAAGGACTACTATCCTTTTTAACCTCACTATTATTCATCCCATTTTCAGGAACGACCGGCGCGTTACGTCGTGTTTTTTTACTCATCAATATAATATTACATCACAAACTTACTAATTTCAAGAAAATCAACCATCTAATTAAACAAAAGAAGATTTCCCACAGTAAATTGTGTAATTTTAGCTACTCTGGCTGTGAGGGACTTTGTTCTGAATGATATAAAACTTTTGCAGAAAAATTAAATCCCCCGACGATAGATTCAACTCTAATAAGTAAATCGCCAGAACCGGGGATAGTATTAACGCCTAGCGCGCTAGGAATAGCAAAAGAAGAATTTATACCGGTTTCTCCTGTTAATAATGGGCCAACCATATAAGGTGTTTGCCCCGAACCGATAACAGCTAATTTAATTTGACTAGGTTGATAACTTTCTTCTTTAATAAGAGTAGATGCAGAACTTCTATCAAACAATAAACTATTAAATACCTTTACATTTCCGTAACTACCATTTATAAATGTTACTACGCCCATATTTGCATCTTTATCAACTTGAATAGAAGAATAGCTAACATCTAAACGCCCCGTATATCTATGAGGATAATTGCCGGTATCTGATTTATCCACTAATATAGCCCAACCAGAATTAGTTACGTTATTTAGAGTATATCTTGAAAATACATTTTCGGCTTGTTCTACATTTGTAGTAAAAAGCTCGCCCTGTTCTGACACCGCAACCGTTGAAATAATGCCATCACCAAAATAGCCACCGCTACCTTTAATAAAAAAACCGGATGGATAATTAGTTATATTTATATTACCGCCGCTTACTCCAATACCTGTATTAGCAAAAGTAATAGTTGGATTGCCAGTAATTGCTACGCCCCCGGTTACTCCAACTGTATTCGTTGAATTTACCGGGAAAAACACTAAATTATCAACACCGGTAATTCTAACTAAATCTGTTCCCGAAACATTAACAGTTCCAGTAATATTTGTAACAATACTAGGTGCCAAGTCATTTTGATTGATTGCTCGATAAGCACTAATCGAAGAATCATAGATATATTGGAGTTGTGGTTCTAATCGGTTGCTATTAGTCCCCGAAAAGTTTGTTGGAGGTAACGTCATACATTAAGTTTTTCTTTTGTTTATTTATTACACTTTAATTTATATTGCTAGAAATAACTCCTGCCGTTTGAAAATCAAATGTTCCACTACCATAAGCAAATACGTGAATTTGAATTGCGCTCCCACCCGTAGGAATAGTAACAGTTGGACTCGCGGCAGTAACCATAAATTCACCCAAATCTAATGGATTTCTACTAAAATTAATTGCGGTGGCAGGTAATCTAAGACAAGTTCCTCTCTCCACAGAATTATAAGTATATCTTACGCCAAGTAATCTAATATTAGATGTTCTTAATTTTGCAACTACTTGTATGTAACTACCCGCTGCAACTGTTGCGACCTGATTGCTTTGAACCCAAGACCCCGCCACGTTAGGATCAACGCAAGTAATTCTTTGCCAAACCCCATATTCGTCTGTAATTTTTGATGGCGTCCAAGTTCCACCGGCAGGATTAAAAGGAATAGACCAATTAGTAGCAATAGTAGTGCCGCCAGTTACATAGGGATTTAACGTTAACCACCTATTAGAATTGCTCTCTGGAAAAGTAAATTGTGAAGTTGCAACAATATTATCTAGTGCAGTATTAAGAGTTTCACCGATTACTTTTGCACCAATAATATTAGGATGAATATCGTCTCTAAAATAATCTGAATTACAAACATTTCCACTGTATAAAGCTGCGGGCGGATCAACAAAAGTTACATTTAAAGAAGCGGCAGCATTTTTACAAATCTCATTTATTTCTAATGTTTGCGTTGTTCTTTGAACTGTTCCAAGAGGCGGTAATCCTAAAGCTACCACTCGTTTTCCACAAGATTGCAAAGCTTGCCATAATGTTATTCTTAACGCGGCAATTTGAGCTGATGTCTGTATTCCTTGAATGACATTATTAGTCCCGCTTAGTTCTACAACTACTTTGCAAGGAGAGGCAGCTATTTCCAACAAGGGAGAACCTAATAAATCTTCAATTTTAAAACCACTAAATCCAAAATTCCAATTTCCATTACTTCTACGAGCAAAGTTATATCTATATCCACCTAAAGCTTGCGCCCAAACACCATAACCGTCTGAATAAAAAAATCCTTTTTCTGCACCCGCTATATTTTCGTATAAACTATTTTGTTCTGTAATTGAATCCCCAAATAAAGCAATTAAGTTTGCTTTTTGATACGCGTTAGATGGTACAATTTGATTGAAAACAAACATACATTAAGATTTGTATAAATACCCTTCAATATTAAGAGTTAATCTATCGCCACTATTAGGGTTCCAAGCGGTAATTGCTTGCAAAGTACCATATACTCCACTACCAGAAAGAGATAAAAGCTCGATTAGTGCGTCAGAATTACAACGATAATTTAATGCAGTTTGATATTGATTTGTACAGGGAATCCATGAACCTAGTTCAGCGGCGGTATCATCAATAGATAACTCTTTATTATCAGACGTGCCCGAAAAATTAATTGGTGACAAAAATACATTAGCAGAAAGTTTTGTTCCAGTAGGCTTGGAATTAATATTTAATTGTACGTTTTTAATTTCAATAAAATCACCCGCTGCCGCACCAGAAATATTAAATAACATAACACTAGCTGTTCCCGTGCTATTTGTAATCGCATCATACTGAGCATAACCAGAAATATCGTTCGGGCGAGTAAAATTACTAGAAACCCTAAAAGGTAATGGTTGAACGGTAAGATTTACATTACTAATACCAGAAGAACTTAAAACGTCTTGGCTGGTAATTGCACGATAACCGCTAATAGTTGCGTCATAGATAAATTGAACTTGAATGCCAAGTCTATTATCATTTGTACCAGAAAAAGTTGTCGGAGGAATAGTCATAATATGCAGTTACACTAAATTATCGGATTTGGTATGAACCACATCTAGGCTAAAGCCGTAGATGTTTCCTTTTTCATCCCACGGCTAACGCCATGATCCAAAGGCTTTTTATCAGTCTTACGACCGACTGGTTTTCGCGATTCCCGCGATACCGAAATCTTTTTATCAATTGAAGAATCGTTACTATCTTTATATGTATTTTGAACACAGAAAGCAAAACGCTTAATATTTTGCGCAGCAAGCGTATCTCTGTCATGTGTAACGCCACAAGCACAACAAGTCCAACTACGATCTTTTAGAGTCAAATCGTTATTAATATTGCCACAAGAACACATTTTAGAGCTTGGTTCAAATCGCCCGATGGTTAATACATTTTTACCATACCATTCGCACTTATATGTTAATTGGCGGCGAAACTCTCCCCACGATGCGTCTGCAATATGTCGTGCCAGCTTTTTGTTTTTCAACATTCCTGCTACATTCAAATCTTCAATTGCAATTGA